CGGTGTAAAGATTTCTGTTATCATTGGAGTTCCTATCCCATAACAATAAAATATGCCAAAAAAATAACATATATCAGAAATATATAAAATTATAATTTAACTCTACAACTTATGTTATACACATACGAATCCATATTAGCCAAAGTAAAAGCAAACGGTGACTTAGGTGATTCCCAGGTTGGGTCACTTAGTGGAACGTATGAAATAGACTTAACGCCATATCAACAAGCAGTATTAGCTTTGGATTTCAAAGAATTTAAAGACAATCAATTACAAAACACAATAACAGCAACAGCAGCAAATCCCGACGTTGATTTACTACTAGGAATTAATACAAAAGGAATAGGTGACAAGCTATCAGAAACAAATCATGGTACTATATATCTAAACGGTGAGCGTATTATATTTAATGCAAAAGATGATTTTGCAATGATGTTTGGAGCAACAGGTGTAGCTTTAGGATCACTAAATCAAGTTAACATAGATGCAGGAAGATCTATTACATTATTTGCTCACGATAGGTTATTTTTAGGATTACCAAACAAAGGAATAAGAGTAACTCAAACAACATCACCACCACCACCAGGAACAAGTAAAGGAGATCCAACACCAGATCAAGATTACGAGCCATTAGTATTAGGAATAAAACTTGCTAATTTATTAGAAGATATTTTAATTTTTCTAAAAAAAGCTGATATGGTGTCAGGCGTAAGCCCAGTAAGATTTCAACCAACAACAATGGCTGAATTTGGTTTATTAGCAAACCGCATCCCAGAAATGATAAGCAGCTACGCGTATCTTGATGGATATAGCCATGAATCTGTTAATATGAAAAACTTAGAAACACTAAAAGCAGCACAAAAGAAGGCTAAAAACTATGTACCACCAGAACAGCTTAAAGGAGTGGCTAACGGTACTGGCGTCCAACAGACTGGAGGATCAGATTACACTCCAGTTGCTAATAACGTTGTACCAACAGCAACGCCATACGTAACACTAGCAGGAGGTCATGGAGCTTACTGGCCAAATGGTATTAACCCACACACAAATAAACCAGATCCTAGAATCTCACCAACAAATGGAGATTCTCTTCATGCATTCACATCAGATATGAGAGACTACAAGCACGTTATGAGATCAATGGATATTCAAGTTAATAAAGCATTAAAGTTCTTTAAAGATCAGCACGGGAAGCCTGCTGATGTTGTTGGAATGGATGTTGTTATAAATCCAAACGCTCAAACCAAACAAGTCCAATGGGAAGTGTTAATACAAGAGAGCAAAAATGGTATTCATTATTCAAGCTTTACGTCAAGAGGAGGAGCTGGTTCTACAGTAGAGGATGTTGTGTACAGATCAAATAAACAAATAGATGAACACCCTGCAAATAAAACTGGAAGAAACTTTAAAAAAGTATCTACATATCTGCTAAATACTAAGTCACTAAAAATCAATCAAATTTTCGCAATATACTCTTAAAGAATAACAATTATGCCAATAGACTTTGAAACAAACTTTGTAAAACCATTCCTCCTAGATCTTGGATCAGGAGCAATTACAGATGCAGATACTTTTTGCGGAAAAATATCACAATACTACGAAAATACTGTGATGCAAGGACAACCACAAAACATAACACCAACGATAGTGTCACCAACACTAACATCAGCTGCTTCAGGTGTACCTACCAATGCTGTTATAAGTAATGGAGTAGATGGAATTATTAAGCCTAATAGTGTGGCAAGTCAACAAAAAATGTATCAAGGCCTTTCAAAATACTACGTAGCACGAGAGTTGTTACTTGCAGAGAATGATATAAAAGCGTCAATAGATACGTTAGACGCAATGATTCGTAAGCAGCAATTCAATATTAAGCGAGTGATAGCTCTAACAAAAAAGGCAGAACAAATAAAAACACAAATAAAAGAATTACCTACTAAGATAAAAGATTTTGTTGATCTAGCACAAGCTTTACTAGAACAATATAGAGTAGCTTTAGATACAATTAAACGAGATACTAATGACGGCTTAAAAAATTATGGAATAGATAAAGCAAAATTAGCTGATGTAGAAATTATTGAAGTTATAAAAAACTTAAAATTTAATGATATCAGAAATGTGATAGAATCATTACAAAAAATACAACGATATATTCAACTACAACAGCAAACAAAGCGTTTTACTTCTACAACATACATTGTATCGCAAATTAAAGAATTAGCTCAAGCCATAGTTACTCCTGAACAATTTGGTGGACTAATAGCAAGAGTGTCTAGTGATGTGCCCGAAATTAAAACTAAAATAGAAAGAGCTAAGCAGTCTTACAAAGATTTTAAAGTTATTCAAACAGACTTACAACCAGCACTTCGTCTTATTGAGTCTGAAATTAAAGAATTAATCGAGAAGGGAAAAACACGTATAAAAGAAATGATTCAAGATGAGAAAGATCATATTGAACAACGACAAATAGAAAAACGACAGAAAAAGAAGCCATCAGAAAAGAAACAGCTATTTGCAAAAGCTCGTACAGACATAAAGGATTTTCAAAAAGAAAATGCAGAAGAATTTCAAAAGCTTGCTAGAAAACAAAAAATTATAGCAGATATGATTAAGAAAACAACAAGTATAGTAAGTAAAAGTCTATTAATAAAAGATACTATTATTCAAGTTGAAATTCCTTTCATAAAAGAAAAGCTAACAGAGTACTACTCTAGTATATCTGGAAGTATAGCATCTGCTGCTTCAGTAGTATCAGGCAGTCGAGCTGATGTACAAAATATAAAAATACAAAATATAAAAAAACCAGAAAACATAGATAAAGAAATAACACAATATTTTTCATATCAAAAAATAAATGAAATAGCACAACCGTTTGTAGCAATAGCAGCAGCAGCAAAAATCAACTTTCAGGACTTTAGAATTTTAGTAGAAAGTAGGTCTAAGCGTTTTGATTTGTATATCGACCAACTAAAAGCTATTAAAGAAGACTTTTTAAGCTTACAAACTTTAGCGCAACAATTAGACGATGAAAAAGTAACATTTCGATACCCTCGCGAAAATGAGGAGCAAAGAAAGGAGCGTGCTTTAAAAAAACTAAATAGAAAGAGAGTTGTTAAAAAAAGGCCGACACACTCAATGGTATCTGTACTTAAAGCAATAAGTATATTTGTTCAAAAAGTAGCAGCCTGGATGAAAAAACAAGCTGAAAAAGTTAAAAAATTTATTATTCGTCAATTAAAAAAACTACAAAAAATTGCAATAAACATTGGAAACGCAATTATTGATCTTATACCTTTAAAAAACAGTGACGCCAAAACTAAAAAAGAAGCAAGAAAAGAAAAAATAGATAAAGCAAAAGCTTTTAATGCAAAACTAAAAATAGTACGAGATAAGACAATGGCTTTAGTTCAAGTATCTGCAGGAGGATCAGCCGTAGTACTAAATATAGCAGCAGGGAAGTACTCCTTTACCGATAATGAAGCTCATTTAAGAAAAATAGCAGAAGGTAAATATCAATATGAAATAATAGGACTAGAGGGAGGTAATCCTCAAATTTCTGAACACATATACAGAGAAGCTCAAAGCAGTAGGCAGAAGTTTTTAGAAAATATTGATGTATTAAAAACAATAGATCAATATGTAGTTTTGATTATTAAAGTTATACAAGCAATTAAAGAGGGAGAGCTAGTGGGAGAGGCGCTTAACGTCATTGGAATTGAAGAGAATTTTGGAAAAAACTTTATTCAAGATTTAAAAACTGCATTAGATGAAACTGCTAAAAATACAATAGGAAAGCAGGGGGATAATAACGAAATTGGGTTAGTAACAAACCTCAAAACAAATGCGTTTGTTAGCATAGTTGAAGAGTTTTTTGGCGGAGATCCCACCTTTAACTCTATTATAAGTGCTATTCGAAAATTACGAACAGAGCTAAGAGGTCAAGTAGCAACTTCGCTAATAAAATCAGCAAACACAACACAAGCATTAGTACAGCTAGAAAGTAAATACCTGTACAAAGTCCAGGAATTAATTCGGAAAATGCTAGGCTATTTATCAGAACAAAACGACAACCCTCTGTTTTCGGAAGATGCAAACCAACCAGCAACACCTACTAACACCGATCCAACTACTACTGCAGGAAAGACTCGAGCACAGATTCGCAAATTTGTTAAAGAACAAAAAACAAAAGCTCGAGGATTTACACTTGGAAAATATAATCCGTACGACGATTTAGTATATTTAGATAAGTTGATCACAAAACGTCAGGGATCTTTTTTAGCTGCTTTAATAGATAGATTAATGGTATCACTATCTGAATTTGAGCAGTTTATACGCAAAGAATTTAAAGAATTTATAACAGGAGCAAAGGAGTATTTAGCTGGCTTAGCTAAAAAATATTACGATGACCATCAAGTGGAACTAGATGCAATTAAGGAAAAATTATTAAATGCAGAGGCTGGTGTACTGTCTTCTGTGTTTGGATTAAGTGCTCGAGTCTTTTGGACTGGAGCTACTTGGCAAAATAGTTTTGGAACAATTTTTCAAATAGTAACAATATCAAAGTTTCCACGATTAACAAAAAACGGATTTGTAGATGGCGGAGAAGAGTACATCAGAGAGATTGCAGAAAATTTTCAAAAGCAGTTAGATGGAATGGTAGGCATAGTTTATCCAGCTCCACAATACGGAATACTACCATTTAGATTTAAGGGATATAAGTAATTCATAGCCTATTTATATTAAACTCAAATACAATTTATGAAAATGTCAGACTTTACACAAGTATTAAGAAAAATAATTAAAGAAGAGGTACGCTCTGTAGTTCGCGAAGAATTAAAATCAGCACTTACGCCAATATTATTAGAGCAAAAAACAGCAATAAGCCAAAGGCAAAATAGAAATCCACTACCACTTCCAAAGCAAGCAGTTCAAAAAGACTATGGTATTAAAATGGGAAACACTTTAAGCGATCTATTAAGAGAGACAGCTAATGATTTACGTAACGGTACTAGTACACCTATTCAAGAATCAACATCAAACGATTGGTCAGATATGGGACATTTTGATGCTGAAGAAGCACCGGGCTTTGGAATGATGCAAGAGTTAAATCAAAATTCAACTTTAGTAAACTCCAACGACCCAACATCAGCATTTATAAAAGATTATTCTGAAGTACTCAAAAGCTCTTACGAGCATAGTGGAGTGAAGTAATGGCAGTAGAAATCCGTAAACCAATATTAGATTCGCAAATAGATGTCGCAATTGGCTTAGACTTACCAACTAATCAAAGCTATGGATCTCTCTTTAAATTAAATTATCTAACAATTGATCAAGCAGTAGCAAACGCTAAAAATCTATTGTTTACTAATAAAGGTGAGCGACCAATGCTACCAACTTTTGGATGTGATTTACGTAGAGTATTATTTCAAAATGCAACTGAAGAATTTACACTTGAGATCGAAGAGTCTATCACAGATGCTTTTGGAATTTGGCTTCCGTACATATTTATTAACGAGCTAATTGTAGTAGCGCCTGATTTCTCACCAAATCAAGTAAACATAAACCTCACTATCAGTTTAGCAGGAAATAAAATAGATACACGATCAATTCAATTTGAACTAGAAACTGCTCAGTAGTAAAAATGTAATATGTATACACCACCATCAAAAGATATAAAATATTTAGGTAGAGATTTTGACAATATCAAAAAAGGATTAATTGATTTTGTTAAAATATACTATCCAAATACCTATAACGATTTCAATGAAGCTTCTCCAGGGATGATGTTTCTTGAGTTGATTGCCTACGTAGGTGATACCTTAAATTATTATATTGACTCACAGCTTAAAGAATCATTATTACTACAAGCAACTGAAAAGAAAAACGTATTAGCTATTGCAGCTGCAATGGGATATAAACCTAAAGTAAGCATTCCAGCAACTGTTAATGTTGATTTATATCAATTGCTACCATGTTCTGGAAGTGGAAACCTTGCAGTACCGGATACAAGATATTCACTTCGTATCAATCCAGGCATGCGAGTACAGACAACTTCTGAAGTTAATGTACGTACTTTAACAGAGTCAACTCCAGTTGATTTTTATGTACAAGATATTGTTGATTTTTCTATAAACACAACAGACGACTCGGTAGTGTACTCAGTATACACTTACGATGCAACGGGTAATCCAGAATACTATCTAGCAAAAAAAACAGTAAAAGCTATATCAGCTATACCAACCACAACAACTATTAGTGTAGGAGCACCTACTAAGTTTTTTAAATTTAAAATACCTTTCAGTGATGCACCTGCAGACTTTATTGGCATTGATTCAATTATGGACTCAGACGGTAATCGTTGGTATGAAGTGCCTTATTTAGCTCAAGATACAATATTTGAACAAGTAACAAATACATCCTTTAACGATCCCGATGCTGCACCGTATAAAGACGAAATACCATATTTATTAAAGTTAAAAAAGACACCACGAAGATTTGTATCACGTATTGTTGACGATGGAATAGAGGTTCAATTTGGAGCTGGAGTAAGCACTTCAGAGGATGAAGAGCTACTACCAACACCGGATAATATTGGAGTCAATTTACCAACCGGAAAAATTGATGCAGATGTATCTATTGATCCTAATGCACCAGGTAGTACAAAAGCGTATGGAGTTGCGCCGTCAAATACAACACTAACTGTAACATACCTTAAGGGTGGAGGAGTGGCATCAAACGTTGGTAGCAATACAATAACCACAATAGCTGGAGTAGATACTAGTGTTGCAAACTTTCCAATAAACACACCAATACTAAACACATCAATTCTAAATTCATTAGCTGTGAATAATCCTGAAGCTGCGATTGGAGGTAGATCTGAGGAGACTTTAGAAGAGATTAGACAAAATGCTATTAAGCAGTTATCATCTCAAAACCGAGCTGTTACACGAGAAGATTATTTAATTAGAGCTCTTTCAATGCCACCACAATTTGGTAGTGTATCAAAGGTATTTATAACACCAGACGAGCAGAATAACTTATTAACAAGTGAGACACAAGATACAGTAGTTAATCCATTAGCTATGAACTTGTATATATTGGGATATGATTTTAATCGCAATTTAACAATCGTAAACAGAGCTGTAAAAGAAAATTTAAAAACATACATTTCACAATACAGAATGCTAACAGATAGCATTAACATTCGTAATGGATATATAGTGAATATTCAAGTAGCTTTTGATATTATACCATTGCGTGATCGTAATGCTAATGAAGTATTGCTTAATTGTGTTGAGGCAATGAAAGATTATTTTAACATTGATAGATGGCAAATTAATCAACCAATCGTATTAACAGATGTTTATAGCGCACTACTAGCGCAGTCAGGTGTACAAACAGTAACCAAGGTCGCAATTAGTAACCTAAACGATTCATCACTAGGATATAGTAACGTATTTTACGGCATTGAGCAATCAATCCGCAATGGAATTATTTATCCAAGCTTAGACCCAATGGTATTTGAAGTCAAATATCCAGATAACGACATTAAAGGACGCATAGCAACATACTAAATGGTATTAAGATTTTATCCAACTAAAGACGCAACGCTATACGAAATAGCCCCAACCCGCAACACCGGACTCGATCAAGTGCTTGAGCTACGAGTTACGCCAAATACTGGTTCGGGAACTGGCTCAAGCGCTGCAACTAGTAGCTTTGTATCTCGCATTGTACTAAGCTTTGATTACACAGCTATGTCAGCTAGTATTGTATCTCTGGGTTATAATCCAAACAGCTTTAATTATAACTTAAAGCTATATGCAACTGCACCACAACAAATACCATTAAACTACAACGTAGAAGCTTATCCTCTATCCTCATCTTACGATATGGGTATTGGAAAATCAAACACAACACCGGCAACTGTAGAAGGCGTTAGTTGGTACTATAGACAAGGAAAAGCTACTCCAGGCACTGCTTGGTCAACAGCATCCTTTGCTAGTGGAGTAACTGGATCATGGCAAGTTAATGCAGGAGGAGGCACATGGTACACAGCAAGTGTAGCGTCACAATCATTTAGCTATACCACAACAGATGTTGATTTAAACATTACGCCAATTATTCGTCAAGTTCAAAGTGGATCTATCATTTTTAATGGATTAATTATAAAACGATCAGATGAAAATCAAATTGGAAGCTATTCGTCTTTATTATTTTATAGTAAAGATTCGAGCACAATATATAGTCCTGTTATTGAAGCAAAATTTGATGATAGCACAAACACAGGAGCCGTATCAATTATAAATACAGATCAGGAATACAATATAATTGCTGCTAACTTACAACCAGCATACAAAGAAGATAGCAGACCTCGACTAAACATAAAGCCACGCTATAGATATCCAACACCAACCTTTGCTGTTTCTTCTGGTTATTTAGATGTATACAGAGTACCGACTGGATCTCAGTATGCAATATATCTTGCAAAATCAGACGACGCAATTATAAATTTCAGTAACTTCACAAAAGTTAGTTCAGATAGTAATGGAAGTTATTTTCGATTAAATTTGACCAGTTTTCAACCAGAACAATATTATCGTTTGTTACTTAAAGTGCCACAGAGTGATGGTGTTAGTTTTGATATTATAGATAATAATTTTGTATTTAAAGTTGAGCGTAATCAGTAAATTTAATAATGAGTGAAGTTACCAAGACAATATTATCTGCAACATTCGGTGAGTTTCGCACACTAGACGGTGTAGAGTATACAGGACCTTATTGTATTACTAGCGAAGGATTACCAAGAGTATATTCAGAGGGAGGAATAATAACCCAAGTGTTAGTGCCTTATGCAAAGACTCCTTTAGTATCTGAAAGCGAGCTGTTAACAACACCACCAATAAATAATCAACTAGACGAAAACGATACGTTTTACGATTTAATGCCAATAATAATTAATCAACCTCCGGTTATTATAAAAACACTATTAGAGGCAACCCAACCACCAATCAAACCAATAGCTGTAGCAGATGGTGTTGAGGGATTTATGTATGAGTCCTTAGAAGGAGTGATCAAAGTGGAAAAAGGCGCTACTATAGTTTTAAAAGTAGAAGCGCAGCAACCTGATATATTAAATGTTGAAAACGGTCAATTAGTTATTAAGCCAACTAATGCTGAACTATTCTACAGATGGACATCTCCTACGGAAATTACTGGAGATCAATCAGGTAATGTTTTGGATTCCCAAACTGGAGTTATCTTAGATAAAAACACAATAACTATCAGCAACATACAACCGGAGTTTTCAGGATATTACTCGTGTATAGTTTCGAACGATGTAGGGTCTACTGATGCAGGAGCTATCACAATAGAAGTGTTTGATGCACAAATTGATTCGCTATTTTATAGTAATCTTATTGTAAACCCAAACGCAGACGATGATACTGATAATTGGGAATCAATAGATGACTCCTTTAGCCGAAAGTCGTTTAAGGATCCACTTGGTGAAAGTCTAGGATTGCAATTAAAAAGCATTGTAACCGATCCTTTTTCTTCCCCCGACAATCCTTTTGGATGGACAATAAACATGCTAGATCCTACACCATATAATCTACTAGCAGGTCCTGTTCGACAGATTACCCCTCTCTCACCTTTAGAAGTTAGCGATAATTACTTTACACGAATACCATACACATATACTATAAACAAAGGCAAAGCAGTATCGCAAGCATACCAAGACATCGATCTAACACTATTAGCTGATCATATGAAAGGAGCTATACACGGAATTAGTGGATTACGTGCTATATTTTGTGCATATGTTGGCAATGGTATTTTTAATTACGAGCCAAATGATGAATTTCCAATGCCAGCACAGAGAAGTAACTCTGGCTCGTACTACCTAGGCGCTGCACGTTTAAGCTTACAAAATTTTACTAAAGCAGGTCCTGGATTTGTAAAAGAAAAAGTGACAGTAACACTAGAAGAGTATGCAAACAATCAACCCATAAAAAGTAGAATAGTACACGATGAAGGTTCTAGTAGTGGATCAATTCATATAGGAACTCCAACTCTGCAAGATCCATGGACAGAATTATTACCAAAATATAAAGATCAAATATACTACCAAGGAGGATCTGGGGTAACACCGCTTCCTGATGGACCAAGTCTAGGAGATAATCGAGATGCACATCTATTTGTAGCAGATGAGCTTATGCCAGATCAAGAAGAGAGGTATGCGTATGGTCAATACGCTAAATTTCGAAAAGTAATAATAGATAAGTTAGATCATAGGACAACTAAAGTACGAATAACAATTACAGTAGAGGCCCCAGACTTGTCATTGTTTATGAGAGATAGAGGGACTGATCAAATACCAACCGATAAAGGAAAGTTGTGGGAGGTACTTCCATGGACAACTACATGGCCATCAAGATCTTTAGGTTTAAAAAATGTAGATGGGTATCCAAACCCATCAAACGTATTTAACAAAATAGTTTACAACTCCAAAAAGCCATTAATTGAAAAACTACCAAGAATAGGGGAATCAAGAGCTATGGTCACAGGACTTGGATTTGTAATAATACCTATCGTTAACTACAACTCTACAGTTACCGCAGCAGAAATTAGCCAGGCGTTGATAACAAATCCAGTAGCAGATAAACCAATAGTAAAATCACCTATAAGCATAAACCCAGCATACAATGCAGGACAAGAGTTAGAAGCTGCAGCACAGCTACAAGACGAAAAGCCAACAACTGTAAGTGACGACGACGTCTTTTATAAGTTAATTTTACAAAAATACGTAAGTGGAGAACTTAGAGACGTTATAGAATCTAGTACTGATACTTTTAAATTAAGTGTTGATTTTATAGCTGGAACAATGAGTCTACGAGATTTAATAATTGAAATTTGGAACACAGCAAATGTTACCGGCAATGGATTACCGCTTCCAATTTCAGACTTTGTTAGGGAAAGTTATGGAATAGCCTTAAAGATTTTGTTTACAAATGTTGGTATTGATTTATCGTTATATGGAGATCCAAAACCTATAGCCGACATAGCTATGTCAGCTTTTACAAGAATACCAGCAGACTCTAATAATACAATTTTTTCATTAGTAGGTATTGAACCAGAAAGTGGAGGAGAGATTGTTACAGATGGATCTGATGCTGTAATTAATTAAATACAAACATGAGCCAACAAAATATATTATTGAACAACAATTACGAAGATCCAGCACTAAGATCTGGTGATTTTAGATTATTGCCAATTAATCCAAAAGCTCCAATTATTCAATCGCATCCAATACGAAATTTTACACAACGTACTATATCTGAACCATATGCCAATGTGCTACCTACGTTAGTACCAATATTTAATGTTTTTACCATAAAAAAAAATATATCAGTTGAATGGACTATGTATGTAATTGATCCTTCAAATATTAACAATCCAAACGATCTTTCAAATATAAAATATGTGTGGAAACGAAATGGTAATCCAATAGTCGAATTAAATAGAATAAATAATAATAAGGGAACGCCACAAGTAGTGTTAAGTGAAGAGTCGGTAACAGAGGAGGTGGCAGGAGAGTATATATGTGAGGTGAGTAATAATTACGGAACAGTGAGCACAGTACCGTTCATTATTGAAGTTATCGATCCTGATACCAACAGCATGATGTATACTAATCTAATAGTAAATGGTGACGGAGGTGGTGGATTAGACGGATGGCTAGATGTTAGCGGAACGTATCAAACGCGTATGCTTGATAAGAGTGATTTTGTAGGATTAGATTCAACTATAGATGATTTTACAGTTGGAACTGGATCGTTAGAGCAAAAATCATATCCTTTTAATTTTAGTGTATTTTCTCATAAAAACTTATTTTATCCTGTATATGATAAGCTACTAGCTGCTCAACCTAATTTAACTGACCTAAGTACAGAAATAGCATATAATGCAAACAATACACCAATTGGATTAACAGAATACGAATGGTGGAACCATACAACAGCAATTCCAACAATAATAGCTAACGAAGATATAAATAATAGTAGAAGTCCTCAGGGGTTTTTTCCAGGCCCAGCATATATTGATAGCTTTAATGAAAATAATAATTCTACTGCAAATAATAACTTAAAAACACTAGCTGAAGAATTAGATTACACAGCAGTTAATATACCCTATTTTACCCCAAATCGACCTCAATTTCCAAGCCCAGGAAAAATAACAAAAAACAACCTACGTCAAGTGATAGACATCAGTAGCGTGTCTTCTGTTGTTGATGGAGTAGCAGGTGGATTGCAAGCAGTCGAAGGATGTTTTTTTGCATATGTGGGTATTGCAATTTCAAGATACGTTATTAAGTATATGCAAAACGGCCAACAAAAAGAAGTCAATTGGTACGTAACTGACATAGGCACTTATCGTGATTTTTTAAGGTGTGAGTTAGGACAGAGATTTCGAATAAAACCAGACAAAGGAACTAGTATTGAATTTACGCCAATTATTGATGATACACTTAAAATAGAACTAAAGTATTATAATGAAAAAGCAGAACTAATAAGCACAGACCCAGTCACAGTTCCAACTAGTAGAGATCTGTGGGCAGTAAAAGAAAAAACATTTTTTCCATTAACACTATATCCTTTATTTGCATTTTTTGAACCAAACAGCAATGATATTACCGTATTTGATAAAACGTATACAACTACAGATGCTTTATTCCCTTTGTTTAAAAATTCAAAAATAAAAGATGCTGATTTTGAGACGGAAATAAAACGATTGGAAGGTCGTATTGAAATGTTTAATGAACAATTAGAAAGAGCGGCATTATTTGAATATAACGTAGAACAAGGTAAACGAATTATATTGCAATCTGATTTGGGATCGGGAAATTTTACACAAGAGGAACTGCAAGCCACCGAACTGAACATTGCTATTAACCAAGTGAACCTAGATAGGGCAATTTCATCAGAATCAATACGAAGAGCAGGCAAAGCACAAGCTAAGTTTGATTTAGCAAATAAGCAAGCAAATAAAGATACATTCTTTGGCATTAGCGCAATGCATCCTGACAACATACAACAAACAGCACAATATCCAGGATTAGATAGAAATGTTGCTTTTTTCTTAAACCGATATGGTTCAAGTTTTATTAAAAGTGGAAAAATGTATCCTACAGAGGTATGGGAACCTCAAACTAACTTTAACGGAGATATATGGTACACAGACTTAGTACTAGAGGGTAACAAGTATAAAGCATTAACAGATCCTGGTGCTAGTGCTTTTTTTGGAGTATCATTAAGACGTATGTTACAAACCGGCATCCGATTAGTTGAAGTTGAGATTACTACAGAAAATACATCACCTGCAATTATTAGCGATGAAGATCCAACAGCAAAAGGATGGAATAACAATGAAATTTATAATTCACTATTTAATGTAGGTAGTACAGATCCGCTAACAGGAAGACCTGCGCAGACAAGATATCCATTACACAGCTATCGTGAGCCAAGGTGTGCAATTACTAAAATGAAATACCAACTACTACCAATACTGTACAACCCTACCGGCGTAGACCAATCCAATACTAATACAAAGCACATAACTTATAGCATTCCTCAAACCTCTGTATTAAACGCTGCACACAGCATATTAAACACATATAACACGAGTACAGCTAAGTCGGGTAACTTTTTTTACAAACTTATAACGCCACAAGATACGGTAATAAACACCGATTTAGATCCTCTAAGCGATAAGGATAAAGAACAATTAGATGATATAATCAAAGATATTGAAAATGGACCAACCTCAAGCCCAGTAGGAACTAAAGTACCACCTGGATACTATACAGCAAGTAATCAAGCACTTCCTCCAACATTAATAGAATAATAGTTTAATGTATATTTATACTAAACACACGTGGCTACTTACGGAATAAACATTAATGGTAACAAAGCATTTGCAGCTAACCCAAAGCCTGAAACTGTAATACCTATGCAAGCTGGTGGGCCGCAGACATACAACAAACCACAGCAAATTACTATTCCTATAGGAAATATTAATCTAGGAAACTTACAAGTAGGAGAAGTCAGTGAATCTGTAACAAGTATAATAGTAACATCACCAAAACTACCTCAACCGGTTGCAAGATTTGGATATTATTCAAACGAAGTTAACAGATATCCTAATGATGTAGTTCGATTTGATTTACTAAATGCTAATAATGCATATTTAGGCACAAACTATCGTGTAGCTTCCTTTTCTTTTAAAGAGTTAAACGAAGGGCCAACGGTTGTTGTAAATGTAGAACAAGATATACAACAACTAGGTTATCTAGCTGGAAGATATAATTACACATATCGTTTTCACCGTAATATATTAGGATCCGGAGACGGACACAAGTTACGAATACAAGAAATTAGCTACAATGGATTAGAGGTCCGAGTACGACCTGCAACTTCGCTAACCATTGCAAATGATAATTTTTTAGACTTTTTTCAAAATGGTATTTTTCAAATACCAAAAAGCCAACTATTAACAAATTTATTTTTATTTAAAGACGAAGTTGTATCAGCTCCTGTTTTCGATTTTATACAAGATAAATTTACAATAACAGAATCGCCTTATAGTATTATATTTAAGTTAGGATCACCATTATCCTCAAACGTAGTAGTTGGAGATGATTTGTGGTTAGCTCAACAAGTAAGCGACGACTACGTTCAAGTAGCAACACTCACACCACCCAACTTAACGCCACCAGTTAGACGTATTGCAGGAGCTAACTTTGACACAATAGCACGACGAGCTACTCAGATTTCTACAGAATACAAAGATAGAGAAGATTTACTAACAGCAAACGAATCTGTTAAGTCTAAACTTCAAGAAAAACTAGTAAGTAGTTCTTTTACTGAAGGAATTAGTATTAATCAAGACTTCCGTAATTTTTCAAACTTCATAAACTACTCTTCTGCTGAAGCCCGCTTACAAGGCTTTTATTACAAGCTAAGACAAATTGAAACTTTTGAGACACGAATTAGAGAACTCACTGTAGATCTTAATGGACTTCCTAATTCATCAGCTACCAGTAGTGTTGCATTTCTAAATAATCTAGTTTTAGCACAAAGCAGAAGAAGCGCTGTAATAGGAACTTTTGATTCATATGAAAAATACTTGTATTATGAATCAGCTAGTTACATTAGTAATAGTTTTGGCGAATTTTATGAAACAACATGGCCTAAATCAAATAATACAAAACCGTATACTAATGTACCAACTACATCTTCACAAGGAATTGATTGGTTTGAAGGTATTATAGCATCGGCTAGTTTGTATGACGTATCAAATACAAAAACACTAAGCAATAATACACCAACACATATAATAGAGGATGCAGGTAACGAAAACTATTTAACTCTATTAAAAGTAGCAGGTCATTATTTTGATAATATACTACCATATATTCAACAAATTAATAAACAATACGATCGCAATCAATCAATCTCAGAAGGATTAAGTAAGGATCTATTATATACAATTGGCGAAAATCTTGGTTTTGAGTTTGAAAACGGAAGTAGCTTAGACGACTTATGGAGCTATGCTTTAGGAGTCGATGTAACAGGAAGCGTTAATACAATTTATCAAACAACGACCGAAGACACAATGAAGGAGATCTGGAAACGGATCATTAACAACCTTCCATACTTACTAAAAACAAAAGGAACTGAAAGAGGTTTACGAGCATTAATAAATTGCTTTGGTATTCCAGATACAATATTACGCATCCGTGAATATGGTGGTCACGAAGCTGACTTTGATACAAAAACTGATTTAACATTTAACCGCTTTTACTACGCATTGAAGGTAGGTTACAATGGTCAGATTAGTGGATCTACTGCTAGTGGATATGGTAGTGGATTATATGGTAGTGGATTATACGGATTACCTGCAGGAGCATTATACGGAGCAGGTGCCTATGGAGTAGGAGCGTACGGTTTTGGATATGCATACGGTAATGGCGTTTACGGAGCAACAACATACGGAGGAGCTCCTGCAGTTGCAGCCGTTCCTAATCCAAATCAATCAATTCAAATACCATGGCAAGCTTTGTCGCAAAGTGGATTATTTCCTGAAACGACTGAGTTACGGGTAAAAATGGTTGCAAATCAAACAAAAGATCAAACAATCTTTGAGGTGCCAAATCAATGGCGGGTTCGTGCGTTTGTAAGCGGTGGTTATAATTACATGGGACTGTTTATTAGTGGTAGTCAAGGATGGGCAACAGCCAGTGTTAGCTCCTCAATCTACGATAATAGATGGCATAGCATTGCTGTACGTCGGGAATTTAAAACAGACAGTCCAGCAGCAACTCAAACCTATACATTAATAGCTAAACAAACAAATTACTTAAAAGTTGTTACAACAGAAACAGCGTCATTAAGCATAAACGGGACAACTAGCTCTTCTTATAATAGTACATTTACAACTCCAGGATATTTGTGGATACCAGGTAGTGGATCTTTTACTATTGCGCAATCACATTCCATGGACGTATTGTCTGGAAGTGTGCAGGAGTTTAGATATTGGGCTTCGGCATTGACTGACGACATATTAAACAACCACACACTAACACCAACTAGCTTCCAAGGAAACACAGATGGTGTATTTACTGGTAGCACATCAAGTTTTGCAACACTAGCTTACCGACTAGCCCTTGGATCAGATAGCAAAAAGACAATAGATTTATACTACCCAACCACCAGCAGCTACATATCACAACACCCTGATCAGAGCACTTCAATGCCAGCAGCTGCATTTTATAATTTTACAAGCTCGACTTACGAATCTGTTATTGAAGAAAACTCATTAGAGTGGCCAGATCTGGGAGCAAATAGAAGCATAAGTAATAAGATACGCATA